AACAACTTATTGAATTAATAATCAATGAGAATGAAGAACAAGCACGTGCATTATTTCACGATATAGTGGTTGAAAAATCCAGAGAAATATATGAATCAATAATGGACGAAGAAGCAATGGCTGAAGACATGTCCGGCGGCCTATTAGATGAAATTAGTGCTGACGTAGAATCTGACGAAGAAGGCATGTCAGAAGATGAAGATGAATTCGCTGACATTGAGATTGATGATGAAGAAGGTTTCGGAGATGAAGAATCTGAAGAAGACCTAGAAGACCTAGAGGATCGTGTTGTTGACCTAGAAGATAAACTAGACATGCTAATGGCTGAGTTTGAAGAATTAATGGGTGATGACGACATGGGTGATGACGACATGGGCGACATGGATGATGACATGGGTGACATGGATGACGAAGATATGATGGAAGCATCTGATGATGACGAAGAATCTATGGAAGAAAGCCTAGAAGAATCTGTACAATTAACTAAAGTGTCTGGTTTGTACGATAGTAAAATTGGTGGTGATGATGGCGCACAAACAAAGAGCCCAGCATTAACAAAGCCAAAAGTAACACAAACAGGTGCTAAGCCAGTTAACTTCAGTGGCGAAAGCTCAACAGGTGGTACAAAGGGTGGTTTATTAAGCCCAGATACTAAAGATGTTGAACATGCTAGTCAGTGGAGAAATCGTCCAGCACAAAAAGGTATGAACTTAGAAAAAGCTCCTAAGCCACAACATGGCAAGGGTAGTGAAGGTCAAAACAACAGCAGTGTTGTAGCCGAATCTAAGAAGTCTGTTAAAAAAATAATTAAGAAGTAAGGACTCTAAAAGCAAATGGCTTTGTATCTTAGAGAGAATCTAACGTTTGACCGTGCTAACATGGTCGTTGAAAGCGTTAGTGACGGTGAAAATAAGAAGTCCCTTTACATGAAAGGGATCTTCATTCAAGGCGGGGTAAAGAACGCAAATGAGCGTGTTTACCCTGTTGATCAAATCGCATCAGCCGTTGATCAACTCAATGAGCAAATTATGGAAGGCAACTCTGTTTTAGGAGAAGTTGATCATCCAGATGACTTAAAAATCAATTTAGACCGCGTCAGCCACATGATAACAAATATGTGGATGGACGGTCCTAATGGTTTTGGCAAATTAAAAATATTACCTACTCCAATGGGACAGTTAGTTAGTACCATGCTAGAGAGTGGCGTAAAATTAGGTGTTAGTAGTAGAGGAAGCGGTAATGTAGATGATGCTACTGGTAAGGTTAGTGACTTTGAAATAGTCACTGTGGATATTGTCGCACAGCCTAGTGCGCCCAATGCATACCCAAAAGCAATTTATGAAGGCATGATGAATATGAAGCATGGTCATAAGTTGTTAGGTATTGCAAAAGATGCACAAAACGACAAAAAAGTACAGAGATACCTGAAAGACGAAGTGGTTCGTCTTATCAAGGACCTCAAGTTATAATAGGGGAATACAGCATGTTTGATGCTATTAAACCATTACTTGAGAGCGGAATTATCAATGAAGAAACCAGCCAAGCTATAAACGAAGCATGGGAATCAAAATTGAATGAGGCTCGTGAGCAAGTACGTGCAGAATTGCATGAAGAATTCGCACAGAGATATGAGCATGACAAGAATGTAATGGTGGAAGCCCTTGACAAAATGGTAACTGCAAATCTTGATGAAGAAATTCGTGAATTTTATTCTGAAAGACAAGCAATGAACGAAGACCGCGTAAAAGCACAGGTCAAATTACGTGAAAACGCAAGTAAGTTCAATGATTTTATGGTAACTAAGTTAGCAGAAGAAATCAAAGAACTACGTAATGATCGTAAACTACAGGTAGAAGGTCAGCAAAAGCTTGAGCAATTCGTTGTTCACGCATTAGCACGTGAAATTAAAGAATTCGCACAAGACAAGCAAGCCGTAGTTGAAGCAAAGGTTAAGTTAGTTGCTGAAGGACGCAAACAATTAGAATTACTAAAGAACAAATTTGTTACAGAAAGTTCTAAGCGTTTAAATTCTGCTGTTACTAGTCACCTCAAGGGTGAATTAGGTCAATTGAAAGAAGATATCAAAGTTGCACGTGAAAATAACTTTGGTCGTAAAATCTTTGAAGCATATGCAAGTGAATACAGTTCAACTCATTTAAATGAGAAGGCTGATACACGTTCATTATTAAGTATGTTAGAAGAAAAAGATCGTCAATTGTCAGAATCCGCCGAAAAAATCAATAAGGCGAAAGTCTTAATTGAAAGTAAGGAACAAGAAGTTCGTGTTATTAAAGAATCCAATGAGCGTAATAAGGTCATGGGTGAATTGCTATCTACTCTAAATGAGGAGAAGGCAGGTTTAATGAAGAACTTATTGGAAAGCGTACAGACACCGCGTCTACAGTCCGCTTTCGACAAGTATCTTCCAGCAGTACTCAATACTGGGTCAGAAAAGCCTGTTACTAAAAAGGCTATGATTAATGAGTCAGTAAAAGAAGTAACTGGAGATAAAGCTGCAATCAAACCAAAAGTTGAGGATGAGTCACATCACCGTGACAATGTTATCGACATTAAGCGTTTGGCAGGGCTTTAAAATTAGACATACAAAATTAGGAGAAATATAATTATGTCACAAGTACTCTTAGAAAGCCGTTGGGACGAAGCCAAAGAAGCTCTGATGGAAGGCTTAAAAGGAACTCGTCGTTCAACTATGGGTGTTTTATTAGAAAACACTCGCAAACAGTTACTCGCTGAAAGTTCAGCAGGTACAACAACAGCAGGTAATATCGCTACTCTTAACCGTGTAATTCTACCGGTTATCCGTCGTGTTATGCCTACTGTTATCGCTAACGAATTAGTCGGCGTTCAGCCAATGACTGGTCCAGTTGGTCAGATTCATACACTACGTGTACGTTATGCTCAGTCATTAACTGACAACAGCGCAGCGCAAACAAGTGTAACAGCAGGTGAAGAAGCATTAAGCCCATTCAAGATCGCTCAGGCGTACTCACGTACACCAGGTGGTGCTGCTAACCCAACAGTAACTAGCTACACAGCTAACGATACTGCTGCGATGGAAGGTAACGGCGGTCGTCAGATCAGCGTTCAAATCTTACGTCAGGCGGTTGAAGCTAAGTCACGTAAGCTACAAGCTCGTTGGACATTTGAAGCTGCACAAGATGCACAAAGTCAGCATGGTATCGATGTTGAAGCAGAGATTATGGCTGCTTTAGCACAAGAAATTACCGCTGAAATTGATCAGGAAATCTTGTTAAGCTTACGTACTCTTGCATCAACAGAGTTTACATACAACCAAGCTACAGTATCAGGTACTGCTACTTACGTTGGTGACGAACACGCTGCTTTAGCTGTTCTAATCAATCGTGTTGCTAACCTAATCGCTCAGCGTACACGTCGTGGCGCTGGTAACTGGGCAGTTGTTTCTTCAGCAGCATTGACTGTTCTACAGTCAGCTACAACTTCAGCATTTGCACGTACTACAGAAGGTACATTCGAAGCTCCAACTAACACTAAGTTCGTTGGTACATTGAATGGCGCTATGCGTGTATTCGTTGATAGCTATGCTCCTGACACAACTCCAGTTCTAGTTGGTTACAAAGGATCAAGCGAAACAGATGCAGCAGCATTCTATTGCCCATACATTCCATTGATGAGCAGTGGTGTTGTTCTAGATCCATCAACATTTGAGCCAGTAGTTAGCTTTATGACTCGTTATGGTTATATCGAATTAACTAACACTGCAAGCAGCTTCGGTAACGCGGCTGACTATGTTGGTGAAATCGCTGTAAGCAACCTAACATTCCAATAATTTCCACTCGGGATGGGAAGCAATTAAGCGCACTTCGGTGCGCTTTTTTGTTGGTATTACTGGGGTTTTACATAGGTTCGTATACTCCAAAAATGATAAATACTTAATAAACTATATTGGGACAATTATGGCGTTAGATCCTTTCAATTCGGTAGGTGGTTATTCAGTTGGTATACCACCAATAACAGTGGTAGATCAAAATGGAAATCTTCTTGGCAACATAGGTAATATTGCTAACTTAAGTTCGCAGGACATAAGTGCATCAGGCAATATCACTGCAAATACTTTTTATGGCAACTTGATTGGTAATATTACTGCTAATATCACAGTACCTGGTGTGAATACATCTGTTATTTTTAATGATTCAGGTTTAGCTAACGCATCAGGTAATTTTACATTTGATAAGGTATTAGATAAAGTTACGGTTACTGGATCACTAAGTGCAAATAATTTCAGTGTTGGATCCGGTAACTATGAGTTAGTGACACAAAGTGTCGTATTCGCAGTTACAGCAAGTATGGCAACAGATCAGGTATTACATAGGATACCTGCTAATACAGTTTGTTCGATGGATTACACTGTTATAGGAACAGACGCTACATCAAATACAAGACAAACAAGTAAATTATTCGCAGCAATTTTAGGTAGTAACGTAGGTTATTATGAATACGGTACGATTAATATGAATGGAGGCGTGGGAGATTTTAAGGTACAATATAACAGTGGTAATGTAGAATTAACTGTAGATCCTTTAACTTCATATTCTACCAGCTATAAAATAATGGTAACTTCTTATAAAGAGAGTTAAAATTAAATGGCAATAAAAGCACTAAATTCCGTAGGTGGCTTTTCGGTAGGAGAAAATCTTTTAACTGTAATACTATCTAATGGTGATATTACAACAGGTAACGCCAACCTTACAGGAAATGTCTTTGCCAACAATGTTTTAACAGACAATTATAGATACGCTAATGGCGATCCTGTAGATTTTCAATTACCAGCAGGTAATCTCTACGAAATACAATTTAATAGTTTTGGTGATTTTGGTGCAAGTCCGGACTTAATTTTTACTCCTGCCAACGCCACACTGTTATTAAATGGTTCAGTGCAATCAAATACTATTGTCACCGTCAGTACGATTAGTGCAGGTGGCAATGTAACAGCCCCATTTTTTCTTGGTAATGTAATAGGAAACATATCAGGTAATATCGTAGTTCCTGGCACTAACACATCAGTTCTGTATAACGATAGCGGTAATGCAGGTTCTAGTGATGCATTTCAATTTAATGAAGTTAGTAATGTTTTAACTCTTACTGGTAATTTTTCAGTTCAAAATATTTCCAATGCTAATCTAATTGAAGCAAATTATTTTAATGGTACATTAATTACTGCAAATCAACCTAACATAACAAGTGTTGGTAATTTAACATCTTTGACGGTTTTAGGAAATATTGATGCACCAAATATAAATGTAAGTTCTAACTTAAGTGTAACATCAAATATAACGGCAAGTAATTTAAGTTTAACCGGTAATGCAAATATATTCAGATTAACCGCTAGTAATTTACAGTATCCAAATGTTGATGGTTCAGTTAATCAAGTATTAGTAACTGATGGTAATGGAATTTTAGGATTTGCCGATGCGAACAATCATTTTATCGCAAACGGTACAAGTAATGTTTTCGTAAACAGTAATTCAAATATTACAATTAGTAGTAATAATGTAAGTAATGTAGTCGTAATTAGTGACACCGGATTGTATGTTACAGGATTGGCTAACATATCAGGTAATATTGATGTGGCTAATTTAACTACCAGTGGATTAATAAGTGCTACTGGTAATGTTGTTGGTAATAATTTTACTGGAAATACATTGAGTGTTGTAGGTAATGTTAATGGAAGTAATATTACTACGAACGGATTAACATCGACTGGTAATTTATCTATTACAGGATTTGTTGAAGGTAACTTAATACCTGGATCTAACAACTCAAGTAATTTAGGCACTGCTGGACAAACTTGGGGTAATGTATATGTAGGTAATTCTATATACATAGGAAACGCTAGCTTAACTGAATCTAACGGCAATATTGTAATATCTAATATAGATTTACAAGGTAACACTGTAGTCTCTACCTTAAGTGTTACAGGAAACACATTTAATCAAGGTGATGTATTAGTTTCAGGTAATTTGACAGTGAACGGTAACACAACGTATATCAATGTTACTGACTTAGCAATTAAAGATCCATTAATACTATTAGGTGGCAATGCTAATGGAGCAAACATTGGTGCATATGACGGCAAAGATAGAGGACTAATACTACATAATTATTATAGCAATGGTTCAGGACCTTATAATCAAGCCTTCATTTGGAAAACAGCAAACTTAGAATTTCAAGCAATATCTAACGTAACAGATTTTACAAACGAGATTGTATCTTCAAATGGATTAGCTAATATTAGAGGTAATGCTTTCATAGGTAATTTGCAAGGAACAGTTTTACAAGCAAGCCAAACAAATATTACTACAGTAGGTACATTAACTAGCTTAAGTGTTACAGGCAATATTGATACGGCGAATCGTGCAAATGTAGGATCATTGCAAGCAGCAAACTTATTATATCCTGTAGCAGATGGAACAGCTAATCAAGTATTAGCAACTTATGGTAATGGAGTATTATTTTTCAATACTATTTCGACCTCAAGTCTTACAAATGGTAATAGTAATGTTGTTGTAAATGCTAATTCGAATGTAACTATTAGTGCAAACGGTGTGGCTAACGTAGTTACAATTACTTCAGTTGGTGGTAATGTTACAGGTAATTTATCCGTATCTGCAAACACAAGTGCTAATAATTTTTCAGCAAACTATAATATTAATATTGGTAACACTGCACTAAGTTGGGCTACTATTACAACAACCTCAACTGCAGCTAATCAAATTATTACAAGTTTAGATGCGAATGTGATACGAGGTGCAGAATTTTTAGTAAAAGGTGAAGAAATTACCGGAGGCAAATACACAGTAGTTTCACTATCAGGAATTCATAATGGAACTTCAGCAAATTATGCTGTTTATAGTTCGGTTAACATGGGTGGTCAAGTTGGGCAATTAAGAGTAATTTATAGTTCAGGGTTACTTTCATTAGCAGTCACGCCTGCTACAAGTAATTCTACAGTTTGGACAACACAGTATAGAATGATATAAAATGGCAATAGTTAAGTTTAATTCAGAAGAAGGTTTTTCAGTAGGTTATAATCCAATTGACGTTATTGACGCAAATGGTAATGTTGTAGCCAATGTATTAAACGTAACAACAAGCGCAGCATTAGGTAGTATTGGTAGTATTACTATATTAGGTGGTAGTAACGGTCAAGCCATCGTAACAGATGGTTTAGGTAATTTAAGTTTTGATACCATTGCCGGTGGAGGTGGAACACCTCAAGGTCCATATGGAGCACTACAGTATAATAATTTTGGTAATTTAGGTGGCGATGCTAATTTATATTATAATCCTACACTAAACATTTTATACGCACCTGTATATAGTGGTGATGGTGCATTACTATCTAATATACCAGGACCAAACGTAGTCGGTGTTGTACCAAATGCAAACTTTGCAAGTTTCGCCGATTTAGCAACTTTCTCAACATTAGCGTTTTATGTTAGTGAAGCAAATCAACCTAATATTACAAGTGTAGGAACACTTACTGATCTAAGTGTTTCAGGCAACGCAAATATAGGTAATATAGAATCAGGTAATATTACTGCAGCAAACTTTTTTGTTGGTAATGGAGCCTACATTAATTACATCGAAGGTAATGCAGTTGTTGGTACAGTTGCCAATGCAAATTACGCAGAGTATTCACTTAACACTATTAATTCTAATGCATCAAATTCTGCTATAAACGTTATTGGAAATAATCAACCCAATATAACTGGAGTAGGAAGTTTAGGTAATCTAGTTGTTATTGGTAATGCCAACGTCGATTTTGTTGAAGCCAACGGAATGATTAGTAATAGTTCACTCTTAGTTAAGGGTGATACTACAATGTTAGGCAATTTAATTGTATATGGTAATACAATTTATGCTGATGTCACAAGCTTGGTAGTTAAAGATCCAATCATTGAAATGGGAGGTAATCCAAATGGTGCACCTCTAATTGCAAATGATGGATTTGATCGTGGGTCGTTGATGCATTATTTTACGACACTACCAATCGATGCATTTATGGGCTGGGACAATTCAAATGCTGAGTTTACCTTTGCAAGTAATGTCTCAATGGTTAACAATAACATTACTATTCATAGTTTAGGTAATATAAGAGCAGACTATTTTATAGGCAATGGCGCTGGATTATCAAACATAGTTGCTGCAAATATAGATGGATCAATTGCAAATGCAACTTTTTCTGATGACGCTAACAATGCTTATTATGCAGGTAATATAACAGTTAATGCACAACCTAATATTACAAGTGTAGGTATTTTAACTGATTTAATTGTTAGTGGTAATATAGATGCAGGAAATGCTAATTTAGGTAATCTTGTTTATGCTAATTTCTTTATAGGTGATGGAAGCAATTTAGCAAACATAAATGCAAGTAATGTGATTGGTACAGTATCAAATGCAGCATATGCACCAACCACAGATACAGCAAATACAGCAGGCACGGTCACTACAGCAAGCCAACCAAATATAACAAGTGTAGGTACATTAACTTCATTAACCGTAAGCGGTAATGTAGATTCAGTAAATGCTAATTTAGGTGATATCGCCACTGCTAATTATTTTGTAGGTAATGGTTACAATCTATCAGATGTAGCAGGTGCAAACGTAAGTGGAATCGTAGCAAACGCAAACTATGCAGCATATACTGATAATGTTCTAACTGCTAGTCAACCAAATATCACAAGTGTTGGTATATTAACTAGTATTAGTACTACTGGTAATATTGACGCAGCTAACGCTAATTTAGGCGCATTGGTAATTGCTAATTATTTTTCTGGCAACGGATATAATTTATTTGGAATATTAGGAGCAAACATAGTTGGCGAAGTAGCAAATGCAAACTATGCAACTTATTCTAATGATGCAGTAAACGCTATTAACGCTACAAATTCAAATACAGCAGGGACTATTACTGCTAATGCACAGCCCAACATAACTAGTGTTGGGACATTAATTAGTTTAAGTGTTACTGGCAATTTAACGTCCGGCAATGCTGATTTAGGCAATACTGTAATTGCAAATTATTTTATAGGTAGTGGAAATAATCTATCTAATATCTACGGACCAAATGTAAATGGTATAGTTGCTAATGCAAACTTTGCCGCATATAGTGAATTAGCAAATACTGCAAATTCTGCTGTAATAGCAGGTACGGTCACTACAGCGGCTCAACCAAATATAACAAGTGTCGGTACATTAACAAGTGTTAGTGTAAGTGGTAATGCAAATGTTGGTAATTTAAATAGCACAGCAAACGGTAGCTTTGTCGGTAATGTTACAGCAAGCACCTTTATTGGTAACTTTACTGGAACAATCTTAAGTAATGTACCAGCACCCGGTAACAACTATGAAATTATATTCAATAATTCAGGTAATACTGGCGCTAGTAATCTATTTACGTTTAACACTTCAACCAATGTTGCATCAGTAACAGGTAATTTAGCAGTATCAACTACCATCACAAGAGATGGTAAAATAATTCCTACCTATGTTGTACAATCAGGTGCCCCTGCAAACGCACAGCAGGGTGACGAATGGTATGACACAGACAATGATAGAACTTATCAATATTTGTACAATGGTGTTACATATCAATGGGTAGATGTAACAAGTGGCTATCTAAATGCAAATATAACTGCAGTAGCAAACACATTAGCATTGCGTGATATAAATGGTAATTTATATGCAAATGTGTTTAATGGTAACAATGCGATATTAACTAATCTTACAGTTAACACAAGTATAATAGGTAACGTAGCATCCTTTGGTAACGCAGTATATGCAAATGGTAGTATTACACAGCCAAATCAATTGGCTACAAAAGAATATGTAGATCAACAAACAACTGCTGGATTACATATTCACGCTCCGGTAAGAGTTGAGTCACCTGTTAATTTAACCGCAACTTATAACAATGGTGGAAATACACTAACAGTTACGGATATTACAGGTAATAATACCTTTACGACATCAGTTAATCATGGGTTAAACGTTGATGACACAATTGTACCCGCTACTACTACAAATGGATTAACTGCAGGAACTGCTTATTTTGTTTTTTCAACGCCTGCATTAAATCAATTTACATTGTCAACGACTTTTCATGGTACATTATCTAATTCTTTCACCAATGGAACAAGTTTAACTATTAGTGTAACTGCTAACCCAGGTATGGGAGCTACCCTTACTAATTCAGGAACACAAGCAGCACTTACTATTGATACTGTTCCTCTTTCTGTAAATGATCGTGTATTGGTTAGATCCCAAACAAACGCATTTGAAA